GCGTCCATCAACGATCACGTTCACATCCTTGGGATCATATGTCCTCATCTCATCACCTCACAGTTTGATTACTCCTCGGATGGTCACGCGATGGACGGCCCCCGCCAGATCGAAGGAGAATTCGATGTCGGGCAGAATCCGGTCGGCTTTGTCGGCAGGCGATATATCCGCCACATCCGGCCCGGTCACCTTGTATATCCCGTTGCCATCCTCGTCCAATGCGATGATGCCATTGGCTACGCCCTCTCGCATGACCGCCTCCACCTCGGCTAGCACCATCGAGACGCCGCGCACGTCGTAAGGAAGCTTTCCGCTATTCACCAGTAGGCGGAACACCCGCTCCTCGATGCGTGCGGTCATCCAATCCTGCATCCTCACGATGTCGATATAGGTTCCATCGCTGGCAACGCCGGGAGTGGTGTATTCCATCCCCCGGCGGCGGATGTAGGTATTGACGTTCATATCAGCCAGCTGTCTAATCTCGTCATCGCTGACCGCCGCCGGGACCAGGCCGTTGATGCTCTTGTATGCCCAAGTGATACTCCCCGGCTGTTCGGGAGCGCATCGTCCCACCCATCCGGCGGCGGCGGTTGCATCTCCTATTCCTCCGGCCACGTCGGTACTATGATACATGATGACGGTGCGGTCGTTGCTGATGTTGATTCCATCCGGCCACTCGGTCGGAGATGCGAAATAGAGCTTGCCGTTGGCGGCGGCCCACTGTGATAGCTCGTTCATCACTCCCCGGCTGCTATCATCACATAGCAGGAAATACCAGTCGTTGGATTCCTCCACCAGCTCATCGAGAGCGTCGCTCAGAACGGCCCCCTCGCGGAAGCCCACCATCGCCACCGTAGGCGGCCTGGGACTCTGGCCGAACATTGCCGCCGCCATGTCGTAAGCCAGGCCACCCTTCAGACTCGTCGGGATATCATCCAGGCTCCCCACCTCGATGTAGTCCGTATCGCTTGCCTGCTCGGTCGCCACGATGAGCGGCAGTCCGAAGCCCCGTTGCGCCACTGCTGCCGTCTCGCGGGTTATTATCACGTTTACTTCCTTCATGTCCTTCCCTCAGTATGTTCTCCTCATAGAGATGTGTTCTATATTATTGGTTTGGATATCCGCCTTGTTGATGGCCCGGATGATGGTGTCGAATCCGAGCCTCCGCTCCCACGAATCGACGTTGTGGACGTCGCGGTTCTGGATGCCAGTGCATTCGACCAATATCATGCCCTTGGCCTTCATCTGTTCATGGCCGTCGTGCCGGAACCACTGCATCGCTCGTGTTGCGATCCGATGCGCCCTATCAATATCATCATCATAGATGGACCAGCTGAATGTCATGCGGTCCTGGGTGTAACGGCTCTCCACTATCGTGCCCCCGTATGATCGCGCCAGTTCGGTCACCACCACCGAGCTGGGCGTCAGCGGCACGATCGGCTCGAACGCGACGAACGGATAATCGGGACGAGGAGCATCGGGATTGAGTTGAACGAGCATGAGGCCGGGAAATACCTTGCGTAGATATTCCCTCAATCCAGTCACCAGTGCATTGCGGCGCTCGATGAACATCAGTCCCTCCGCGTGAGATAGTAGCATCTCAACCCATTGGCGTGGAATGAATAATCGTTGCTGGCAATGATGGTATATTCATCACCATCGATGAGTGCCAGCCCCCCCTCGTTCAGCCGCTCGTGCACGTAGATCTTGCGATCCCTCCGCGTGAGCGTCCCTCCCTCGGCCTGCTGTAGTTCATCCTTATTGAGATTGAGGACCGGAGCTTGAACGATGCGCTCGGTCCTACTCCCTGGAATCCACTGCCCGTTGTCACCATAGTGCCCTGGCTGCTCATCGACGATAACGATGTCCTGCGAGTACTGGATGAGCATGTCGCGGAAGTCGAACATCATCGCACCTTCCATGTTATCGAGTCTCGCATCTGCCCCGTGTCGATCAGTAGTTTACTGCTCCCCTTGCGCTTGATGGTCACGGGGGACAGCGGCGGAAATGTCATCTTGGTCAGGTAGTCCTGGATGCACCCGGCGGTCATCGCCCCCAGGCCCGTCAGGACATCGTCCGCCCGAATCTCGGAGGCGAACATGTCATCGACCAGGGTTTCGGCGGCCTCGAAAATATCGTCGGCATTGCTGTCCCATCCGGCGCGGATGAAACTACGCTCTGGAACGTGAGCATCGCCGAATTCGTGCTTGGTGGCTCGCTTCACTATCTCGGAATCGTCCTCTCCGAATATGCCGATCTCTACGCGATGCTGTTTGAGATGTTCGAGTTCTCGCAGTAGTTCCGGGATCCGATTCTCATCTTTGACGCTCATATTGACCGAAGCCGCCGATATGGTCGAAGGAGTTCCAGCACCTGTGCTGGGATGCCATCGGTGGAGAAGGAGCGCGATAGGTCGCCCACCCGTTCGCTGGTGACCGTCGGATTCTGCTTATGCAGTTCCTCCAACCGCTCCAATGCCAGCGCTACGCCCCCCGGTAGGTTATCGCGGTCGAACTGATTGTTAGTGTAATCCTCGATCCACCGCAGATAATTCTCCCGTTCGTTCATACTAGCAATTCCAACAATTCGCCCTTCTTCATTTTGGGATCGTAATCGATGCCGCGCCGTTCCAGTACCTCGATTATCTCGGCCCTGGTCATGTTGGTCTCGATGTACGGCCTGAAGCCCTGATGCCGGTATAGTGTTTCATACGCCTTGTCGGTGGCGTAGATGATTTTATTCCCCTTGATGTATCGTTTCCGCATGGTCATGAAAATGAGGCGGGTCGCCCCGCCATTGGTGTTTACGTTCCGCCTGCCGGGGGATCGTCTGCCGGGACCAGTGCCCCAAACGCATCGTCCTTGAGCGTCATGAACGCTATGTGCATGGTGGCACGCAGCGCGATCAGGTCACGCTCGAACAGGTTGATGGGGTCCTCATTGCCATCCACTATGGTGGTGAGCGTGGCATCCTCGGATACCTGGTACTGGATGCCCTGCAGGATTCCATATCTGGCGAAATCCCAGTCTCCCGCGATGAGGTCGGCCTTGCTGGAGTCCCACGATGCGCCGTTTGCATACCCGATCGGCAGTCCCAGCACCTGTGAGGTGGAACCATCGCGAGGCGCGTTGAATATCGGGAGACCGTTGGAATCTAGCGCCCCCCTCAAATCCTTGCGGAATCTCCGGGTCGTGATGAATCCATCGGGGTCATTATCGCCCTCCTCGATGAGTGCTAGCAGCCCGTTCAGGTCCTCATAGAGATTCTGGCCGCTTCCGTTAACGATGGTGTTGCCGCTGGCAGTGATGCCCTCCCATATCGAGGTCCCGGCGGCGTAGGGAGAATCGATCCCGAACAATGCCGCCTGGTCGAACTTGGCGTAGAACGCCTCGGCGATCGCCTCCCTCATCTGTGCAAAGAAGTCGCTGACCGTGTAGGTCAGGAATTCCTTGGAGACCGGCAGGATGACGCCCAGCTTCTTGGCCTCCATCGTGGCGGTCAGCCATTCCGCCTTACTGGTCTGAATCTTCTCGCCCTCATTTACCCAGTACGCCCCTGGACCTTCCGCCAGATAGGTGAACGTCTTCTTGGGTTTGGTCATCGGCTCATACCTGGCCAGCTGTGCAACCGCCGAGTTCGTCATGAACTCCTTGAGCACTAGCTCTCCCTGCTCGGTGGGGATCATCCCGGTACGAGAGTCCTGCATCAATACATTATCCGGATCGAATGCCATGTTCGCCCTCTGTTGATTCTATAATTCTAGAACTCATTTATTCCTTATATTAGCTTCCCTTGCTAATGCCGGAATGTCCATCTCCCTCTTGCCCTCGCCTGCGGTCGATGCAGTGGGGGTCCTGCCGCCCAGCCGCTTATCAACGGCGGCGTTCAATGCGTTCCTCCACTCGGTCTTGAACGTCTTGATGTTCTCCAGCGTGGATTCGCTATCCTCCCCGATGAGAAACTTGGCGAACTTCACCGGCAGCTTCTCCTCATCGAGGATCTTGATGGTGTCCAATTCCAGGCTTCGCATCAATAGCTGGCGTTCCTTCTCGGCCAACTCGGCTTCGCGGGCCTCCATCATGGCCTGCTTCTTTTCCTCGTCCGAGAGCGTGGATAACCTCTGCTGCTCCTTGCGCTCCTTTTCCAGTCTCTCGATCAGGTCTTTCTCCCACTTGGCCTTGGCCTCATCGAGCATTTTCTGGAACTTGGCCTCTATGTCCTCGGTCTGCTCTCCCCCTCTCTGCTCCACGGTCTGTGCCTCGATCGGCTCTCCCTCTCCCTGCATGTTTCCTTCCGTCATATCATTCCCTCACTATGTCCACTGTCATGATGCATCGGCAATTGATGTCGTGCTCCGGCACCCCGGTCAGGCCGGGGGCCTCGGTGCGCGTTCCGTCCGGCAGGATGAAATCCTCCTCGAACGGTACTGTCATGCCATGCATCCTCAAATGACTTTCCCTGGTCCGCTCATCTCGCGACGAGTGCCAGGTCTTGGTCATCTTGATGCGTTTTGCCACCGATTCAAGCGACTCCACCACCGCCTGTGATTTGACACGGTGGCCCTCGGTCCTCACTATCTGCATGGCCTTGCCCGCGCTGATGTCGATCTCCTTCTTGAGTCGCTTCGCCATCGTGGCGTAGGTGTCCCCCTGCGACAGTCCGGCCTTGATCTCTCGCTGGATGTTCCATATGGTGTCGGCCCTGCTCTTGTTCATGCGCTCGGTCCATTTCAGACCGGCCATCTCGGTGTTGATGAGCTTGTTCACATCGAGGTCCTTGGCGATGCCTCTCACCTTCCTCCCGGTCTGCTGTTCCAGCAATGAGATCGTGCCGTCGGCGGCGGTTCGTGCCACTCCTCGCAATGAGGCGCGGATCTCGGCGGAAGTATCCTTGTACAAGTCCTTGACCACCGATTCGATCGTCTTATCCAGCTTCTTGAGACGGTCGTATTTGACCATCTCTTCCTGTGTCAGCTTGCCATCCTCATCGGCGTACTTCTCGTACGCGGTGGCCAGCTCCT